AGGTTGCTTTGTAAGGGTTAAGGAGGAATCATGAAAATGCTCCGCTTTTTTGAAAAGTTTTTCCATTCCCGTGACAAACCCAAGAATGCATTATCCGGTACACTGCAGTACTACTTTGGACGGAGTGCCGCAGGGCAGACGGTGAACCAGCGAACCGCCATGCAGGTCACGGCGGTGTATGCCTGCGTAAGGATTCTGGCGGAATCCATCGCGGGACTGCCGCTGCATGTGTACCGGTATAAAGACAAAGGAAAAGAGATGGTCAGCGACCATCCGTTATACCCGCTGCTCCATGACGAGCCGAACCCCGAGATGACCAGCTTCATCTTCCGGGAGACCCTCATGGGGCATTTGCTTTTATACGGCAATGCCTATGCTCAGATTATCCGAGACGGCTACGGAAGGGTGAAATGGCTGTACCCGCTGATGCCCGACCGGATGGACGTCCGGCGGGACGAGGGTGGACAGCTTGTCTACACCTACACCCGTTACCTGGACGAGTTCGGTGGGAAACAGCGGTTTGAGGAAGTGAAACTCCGGCCTGACCAGGTACTGCATATTCCCGGCCTTGGGTTTGACGGCCTCATAGGTTATTCACCCATCGCCATGGCGAAGAATGCCATCGGCGTTTCCATGGCAGCGGAGGAGTTTGGGTCCACGTTCTTCGCCAACGGGGCGACGCCGAGCGGCTTGTTGGAACACCCCGGCGTGGTGAAAGACCCTGAAAAGTTACGGCAGAGCTGGCATGCACAGTTCTCCGGGAAGAACAGCCATAACGTGGCGGTGCTGGAAGAGGGCATGACCTACAAACCCATGTCGGTGCCGCCCAACGACGCGCAGTTCCTGGAGACGCGGAAGTTCCAGATCGATGAGATTGCCCGTATCTTCCGGGTTCCTCCCCACATGGTAGGCGATTTGGATAAATCCAGCTTCTCCAATATAGAGCAACAGTCCCTGGAATTCGTGAAGTACACGCTGAACCCCTGGGTCATCCGCTGGGAACAGGCGATGCATAAAGCATTGCTGCTGCCATCGGAAAAACAACAGTACTTCATCAAGTTCAATGTGGACGGGCTGTTGCGTGGCGATTACCAGAGCCGGATGAACGGCTATGCGGTGGGTCGGCAGAACGGCTGGCTGTCTGCCAACGATATCCGGGAGATGGAAAATCTCAATCCGATATCCGAAGAGGAAGGCGGCAACCTGTACCTCATCAACGGGAACATGACCAAGCTGAAGGACGCGGGACTGTTTGCCAATAAACAACAGGCGATACAGAATGGAGGTAACAACAATTGAAAAAGAAATTCTGGAACTGGGTGCGGAACGAGGAGACCGGCAGCCGCACCCTGGTACTGAACGGGCAGATATCGGATGAGACCTGGTTTGGCGATGAAGTCACACCGGGTCTTTTTCGTGATGAGCTGCAAAGCTGTGAAGGGGACATCACGGTATGGATCAATTCGCCGGGTGGGGATGTGTTCGCTGCGGCACAGATCTATAACATGCTGATGGAGTATCCCGGTAATGTGGATGTCCGTATCGACGGTATCGCGGCTTCTGCCGCATCGGTCATCGCCATGGCGGGGAACAAGGTTTCCATGTCCCCGGTGGCCATGATGATGATCCACAACCCGATGACCGTTGCCATGGGCGACAAGAAGGTCATGCAGCAGGCCATCGACATGCTGGATGAGATCAAGGAAAGTATCATCAACGCCTATGAGCTGAAGACGGGACAGACCCGGACGAAGATTGCCCACATGATGGATGCCGAGACCTGGTTCAACGCAAAGAAAGCTGTGGAGCTGGGGTTCGCGGACGACATTTTGTACACCGGCGATTCCGATAAAAAGGATGTGCCGGAGGCTGTGCTGTTCGGCAGGCTGACCGTCGTCAACTCGTTTCTGGGCAAGTTCAACATTATTGACAAACCGGCAGAGCCGGACAACCGTGTAGAAGCCGCACCACTGACGGAGCGGCTTAATTTATTGAGTCATTAAGGGAGGAAACAACTATGGCTGTGACTATTACTGAAATGTTGGAAAAACGCGCAAGGCTGTGGGAATCCACGAAGAAATTCCTGGAAGACCATACCGACAAGGACGGCAAGATGACTGCCGCTGACGCGGAAGCGTATGAAAAGATGGAGGCGGACATCAAGGAGATGACCAAGACCATCGACCGCCTGGAAAAGCAGGCCGAGATGGACAAGAAGTTCGCGCTGCCGACTTCCAGCCCGCTGACCGGCAAACCGCAGACTGCAGTACCGGGTACGGTTGAAAAGAAGGGTACGGCATCCGATGCGTACAAGAATGCGATGCTGACCGCTCTCCGTTCCAATTTCCGCAAAGTTGAGGATGTGCTGCAGGAAGGTATCGACGAAAGCGGCGGCTACCTGGTGCCGGATGAACTTGATGGCAGACTGGTGGATGTGCTGGAAGAAGAGAACATTATGCGTAAGCTGGGCCATCCGCTTACCACCAGCGGCCAGCACAAAATCAATCTCGTTGCCTCCAAGCCTGCAGCATTGTGGATTGAGGAGGGTGGTGCGCTGACCTTCGGCGATGCGGCCTTCGACCAGAAGTTCCTAGACGCCCACAAGCTGCATGTGGCCATCAAGGTCACCGAGGAACTTTTGTACGACAACGCTTTCCAGTTGGAAAAATGGATCATCGAAGAATTCGGCAAGGCATTGGCGAACGCAGAGGAAGACGCCTTCCTGAACGGTGACGGCACCGGTAAGCCGAAGGGGTTGTTCAGGGACGCCCAGACCGGGGTGACCATTGATTCCGTGGACATTACGGCGGATGACGTTATCGACCTGGTGTACAGTCTGAAACGCCCGTACCGCAAGAACGCATCCTTTATCACCAATGACGGGACGCTGGGCGTGATCCGCAAGCTGAAGGACGACAATGGGAACTATCTGTGGCAGCCTTCGCTGCAGGCGGGTCAGCCGGATACCCTGTTGGGTTATTCCATCCACACTTCGCAGTTCGCACCGGTCCTGGCTGCGGGGAACGTGGCGATGGCCTTCGGTGATTACAACTACTACAACATCGGTGACCGTGGCCGCAGGGCATTCCAGGAACTGAAGGAACTGTTCGCCGGCAACGGCATGGTCGGCTTTGTGATGAAGGAACGTGTGGACGGCCTGTTGATCCTGCCGGAAGCCGTACAGCTGTTGAAAGTGTCGGCAGGCTGATATAAGGAAGGGTGATGGTCATGCTTCTGGAACTGGAGGAAGTGAAGAACTACCTGCGGGTAGATACTGACGAGGAGGACGGCCTGATTACAGGCCTGTCCCAATCGGCGGAAAAACTGTGCATGGATGTGGCCCGGATAGAAGATGCAGAAGATTTTGCATCTCTTGGGGATACGGCAAAGACCGCAGTTCTGTATGCGACAGCTTATCTGTACGAACACCGGGAGGAAGCGGACCATCACGCCCTGACCCTGACCCTCCGCTCCCTGTTGTTCGGGGTGCGGAAGGAGGGGTTTTAAGATATGGACATTTCCAAACTCCGGCACCGGGTCACGGTGCTGAAAAAGACCCTCGGCACGGATATAGGGCTGGGCGCTCCTGTTACCTTCACGGATGACGGAAAGGTATGGGCGGAGTTCCTGCAGCAGCGTGTCTCCACCGGGGTGGTGGCGGATGACGGCGCGGCGGTGCTGGTCACCCAGGGTATCCGCATCCGTCCCCGCGTGGTTGAAAAAGGCTGGAGGATTCAGGACGGTGACCATACTTATGAGGTCATCGATGTGGACCGTGGGAACCCTTCTGTCTATGTGCTTACCACACAGGAGGTCAGGCCATGAGCGGGATGTTCACGATCAAGGTCAACATGGGTTCGGTCATCTCCAATGCCATCCGTGACATCGATAAATATGATGCCGAAAAGCAGAAGAAGATCCGCAAGGTCATCGCCGACGGAACAAAAGCCGTCAGGGACAGGGCGGTGCAGGCCGCCCCGAAAGGTCCTACGGGGAAACTGCGTAAGGGCATCAAAAGTTCGGTGGTGGGGGATGGCCGGGAAGGTCTTGTCACCTCCACGGCTCCCCATTCCGCTCTGGTGGAATATGGCACGGACAACAGGCTGACCTATTCCCGGAAAGGGAAGGTGCTGAAGTTCACCTGGAAAGGGAAGGTACGGTATTACCGTGGCATCCTGAAGTCAGGAAAGATGAAACCGAAGCCGTTTTTAAAGAAAGCGGCGGACAGCGAATGGCCGAACATCGTAAGGAACATGGAGGACGCATTGAAATGATACGGATAAAAGACATACCGCAGGTCGCCCTGCGGACAGCCCTGTTCGCCCTGCTGAAAGACGGCCAGTCCAGCGATGTATATGGGGATGTGCCGGAAAGGGCGGCACTTCCGTATATCACCCTTGGCGCGATGACCTTCCGGCCGGTGGGAAACAAGACTGCGGTCATCTGGCAGGCGACCGCCGGAATCGAGGTCTGGGCGGACGGGAACCAGAAACAGGAGATGAACGATATCCTGAACGACATCTGCGTCCTGTTTTCCTACTACGGGACAGATCTGGAAATCGAGGGATACCACATAATCGGGACGGAACTGGAATCCGTGGAGACCTGGCCGGAATCCGTGACGGGCTACCACGGGACGGTGACTGTCATTTTTACATTACAGAAAGGTAAGGTGCAGCAATGAGCAGATTAACGGCGCAAGAGTTACAGAACCTGCCGGAGAATCCAGATACCAATATCGCGGAAGCCGGCAAGGATGTGTTGTTGTATATCGGAAAGAGCGGGTCGGGAACGACAGAGGCGTTCGCCCTGGTGGGCGGTCAGCGGAACTCCACCATCGAGATGAGCGCCAACTCCCTGGACGCATCCCATAAAGGCTCCGGTGGATGGACTGCCAACAAGCCTGGACTCAAGAGCTGGAAGTCCAGCTTTGACGGTCTGCAGATCATGAGTGACGAAGGGGCGCAGGTTATGGAACACTGTTTTCGTGAGGGGAAGCAGGTACACGCCAAGTTCGTGTATCCGGATGCCTCGTATCAGATCGGCTGGGCATACATCACGGAGTTCACACGGGACAATCCCCATGACGGCATCGCCACCATCAAGGCGACCATGGAGGGCGTCGGTGAGATTTCCGAGATCACGGCGGCAGGAGGCAACTAACGTATGAAGGAATCAATCAAGTTCAACAACGGTACCCGGGAGTGTGAGTTCCTGTTCAATATCCGCAGCCTGAAGGAGATGGAACAGGAACTGGGGTTCTCGCTGAACCTTCTGTTCACGCCGAACGTGGCGCTGGGGCTGCGGCTGATGACCATCCACTTCACGCAGCTTGGCGTGAAGTACGGCCTGCAGGATAAACAGGCGGAGGACAAGGACCCCTACGGGTTCATCGAGAGGTACTGCGACAGCGGCGGGACGCTGGACACGCTGAACGCGTATATCCTGGCGGCAATCGACGCGACCAACCTTTTTACGGAGGGGCCGGCGGCAAAAAGGGAAGAGATACGGAAGGTACTGGAAAAGCCCTGACGAGTTTTGCGGAATGGGTGCGGATGGCAGAGCCGGTGGCTTACGCCATCGGACTGAAGCCGCATGAGTTCGAGGAGATGCAGCCCGGGGAATTCCTGGTCATGCTGGAGGCCGTGAACCGGCAGCGGCGTGAGGAGGATTACCGGACTGCTTATTTTTTGTCGTTTGTGATTGCCCCGTATCTGAAAAAGGATTCAAAACTTACGTTGGAAGATATCGTGGACCCGTTATGGATGACGGAAGAAGAACTGAAAGAAAAGAAACGGCTTGCTGAAAAGCAGAAGAAGGAAACCGACCGGGCGGTGTTGGAACAGGAATTCGCCTGGGCGTTAAGGAGAGAATGACATGTCAGTATTGACCGCATTGATGGTGAAGATCGGGGCGGACGGCTCCGGTCTCCGCAAGGAACTGAAAGCCGCGAAAAAGGATATCGACAGGACGTTTTCCAAGGATCCGGTGTCAGGGTTTGAAGAGGCGCTCACCGGTACGGCGTCCAAGGTCAGTTCCCTCATCACAAAATTCAATACGGCGGCGGTGCTGGCCGGGGGTGGATTCGGCCTGACCGCCCTTATCTCAAGTGCGGTTTCTGCCGGTGACAGCATAAAAGACCTGTCGGAGAAACTGCGGATATCTACAGCCGAAGCAGAAATGTTCTCCCGGACGGTGAAGCTGGCAGGCGGGGATGTGGATACGGCTTCCGGTGCCATGATGCGTCTGGACAGCACCATCACCGGGAGCGGGGAGAAGGCGGAAAAGACCCGCGCCATACTGGACTCGCTTGGTGTTTCGCTGACCGACCACAATGGGAAACTCCTTCCACTGAACGAACAGCTGAAGAACCTGGCACAGGGATACCAGGCGGCGTCGGAAGCCGGGTACGGGCAGGAGTTCATCATGAACACCCTGGGTGTCCGGGGTATGGCGCTGACAGAGACCCTGATGAAATACAACGAGGCGGCGGAAGATGCAGCGAAGATAAAGGGTATCGGGCTTGACCCGGAGCAGATGTCGGACATCAACCGGCAGTTGAAGCTGACCGAAGCACAGCTGGAACAGCTGACCATGGTAGGCGGTGCACTTCTTGCCCCGATCGTCGGGGAGTATCTTCCGGCCATCACACAGGGGCTGGCGGATACCGCCGGACTTATCGCGGGGAACAGGGAAGAGATCGTTTCCCTTGGGACGAGCCTTGCACAGCTTGCCGTGACCTACAAGGTACTCCAGGCCATAGCGAAGGCAGGGGGACTGACCGGTTCGGCGGCGACCGCTGCGGCAGAGGTGGAGGCGCTCTCCAAAGCACAGGAGGCTGCCATCACCCGGCGGCTGAATATGCTGAAGGCGGCACAGAAAAAGGAAGAGCAGCTGATGGCCAAGGAAGTGGCTGCCCGTAAAATCACGGAAGCAGAGAAAGAAAAAGCCATCACCGAGTCCTGCATGAAGATCCAGATGAAGTATGCGGAGACCTCTGCGAGGATCGAGGCGGAGATGAGGGCGGCCTACCGGAAGATGAACGCCGAGGCAAAGATGTCGGCGGCAGGACAGGTGCAGGCCATCGCCACGACCGGGGCGGCGGCAAAGGCTGCCAGTGCACAGATGGTGACTGCATCGGCTGCAGCCAAAGGTGCTGTGGGTTCCCTGACCAAAAGCGTGTGGGCCCTGGTAGGAGGATGGTATGCAGTGGCGGCTGCCATAGCGTTCGCCTTTGAGAAGCTGGTGGCGTTCAAGCAGCAGCAGGCACAGGAACAGGGGCTCACGGGCGGTGACATCTATTCCATTGACGGCCAGCAGTACCGCCGTGCCGACGACGGAAAGTTTTACCGGCGGGAAATCAATATGGATGCCGAGGATGCCTTCGATACCTATACGGAAACGCAGGTGCTGGAAGATGACGAGATATCCATCCTGCAGGCCGCCTATGAACGGAAACATCCGGCGACCCCGAAACCGGAATCAAATAAAATAGATACCGACAAGTTCAAGGATATGTTTGCCAACGCCGGTAGTTCAGGCGGAGGCGGCGGTGGAAGCAAGGGGTCGTCCGGAAAGGCAGAAGATACGGAGAAAGAGGAACTGAAACGCAGGCAGAAACTGCAGAACAGCCTGGAAAAAGAGTTCTCCATGCGGAAGACGATAAACGAGGCCGTGAGGGAAAGCAACTCCCTGCAGACAGCCTACATGACTTCTGCGGAAAAGGCTGTGTACGGGATGGAGAAGGAACACGAGAAGGCGGTCGAGGAAATCAGGAAACGGTGGTTCCAGTTCGAGACGGAATACATCGGGATGTCCGACGAGGAACGCGCCCGGTTTGTCAAGAACCTGGAGGAGACCGGTGCTGCCTATGAGATCACGGCAGACGGCAGACTGTCTTTGGCGAAGCAGACTGCCATGGATATTGCGGCGGCTGAAAAGAAATATGAGGATGAGTTCATCACATACCATACGCAGTGCAAGGACATCCTGGCGGCGGTCGATGATGCATACAAGGCCAACTCCATAGAAAGGTTACAGGAGGCGCTGTCGGAAGAGAACACGGCGGTGCTGAACGCATACAACACCCGGCAGGGCATCATGAAACGGTATTATGACAACTGGCTGCAGACCCACAAAACCACGAAGGAACTCATGGCGGATATCGTGTTGGATACACAAAGCAGTTTCGAGAGTTTCTTTAAGAACGTGCTGACCGGTCAGAAATCCTTCGGTGATGCGTTCATGGACCTGTTGAACGGCCTCCTGGATTCCATCGTGAAGAGCATCGCGGAGACCATGGCGGCGCAGGTGGTGAACCAGTTCCTTAGCTGGATACTCCCGATGGGCGGAGGGAATATGGTCAATACGCCTATCGGCGGGCATAACGTGGCGTTTCCAAGGGCACCTGGAAAAGCAGAGGGCGGTTTCATTACCGGGCCAGGCACAGCGACAAGCGACAGCATTCCGGCGATGCTCTCCAACGGGGAGTTCGTCATCAATGCGGACGCGGTACGGAGAATCGGTGTTCCCACATTGAACGCTATCAACACCGGCGCGGTATCACGCTTTGCCCAGGGGGGATATGTTTCTCCGGGAACTGCCGGAGGGGTTGCCGCAGGAAGTCTCCCGAATGTCATTGTGAATCTTTACAACGAGAGCGGGATGCAGATGGACGCACAGCAGACCGAGACCAATTTTGACGGAGAGAATTACATTGTAAGCGTCGTGATGAATGCCTTTGCAACGAACAAGATGGGCATCCGGACGACGATGAAAGGGGCGATGAGCTGATGGCAGTTAATTTTCCGGCATCCATAGACCCGCCGGCCTGGCCGTTTGAATGCGAATATGAGAACAATTCCATCATCAGCAAGTTCGAGGACGGTTCCCAGCAGTCCAGACGGAAATTCACAAAGAGCCGGCGGAAATGGACACTGAAATGGCACCATATTCCCAGGGAACAGTATATAACCCTGATGAATTTTATATCACAGACCGTGTCGTTCTCGGCACGGTCTTTTAACTGGACGAACACGGATTCCGTGGATGACGAAGATGGTGCGGAAGTGGTGGAGGTACGAGTCACGAATGTGGGCAAGTGGACGAACGAGGCCCTGCATTACTGGTCCGGTTCAATTGAACTGACGGAGGTGTAAGCCATGCTTTCCATCTCTGCGATTTCAAAGGCAGAAAAAAATAAATTGTCGACTGACAGCTGTTTTCTTATCCTGTTGGAGATCCGGCTGCAGAACACGGTATATATCTGCTACAACAACGAGGATGTGGTATGGAAGGGGCAGCTGTACCAGGCATTCCCGTTCAACATCGGGGAAACATCTGAAGACAGTGACGGGTCCGACCCGAACGTCACCCTCAAGATCGACAACGTGGCCCAGGGGCTTCAGTGGTATGTGGAAGACAGCGGCGGTGGAGTGGGGACGATGGTGATTCTCCGTGTGGTCAATTCCAAGAATCTGAACGGCAATGCTGACCTGGAGGAGTACTATACGGTGCTGTCCTGCAAGGTCAATGAGCAGTGGATCGAGTTCACGCTGGGCAACGATTATTCCGCACGCACCCGACGTCCATTGGACCGGTATATGAAGAACAACTGTCCGTTCGCCTACAAGGGAATCCGGTGTGGGTATAACGGCAGCAAGAGTTCCTGCAAGCATACGCTGGCGGATTGCCGGTCGCATGGCAACAGTACACGCTTCGGCGGTTTTCCGGGCATCGACCAGAAAGGGGTATATGCATGATAGATTTTACGGACCTTATCGGGACACCCTTTGCCAACCACGGGCGGGACGTCAAACATGGCCTGGACTGCTACGGGGTCGTCCGGGAAGTGTACCGGCGCTACGGATACGATGTGCCGGAATACGATGCGGATTACAAAGACATGGAAAAGATAGACCGACTCATAAAAGGAAACACCCTGGGCTATCCGTGGAAAGAAATCAAGGAACCGGCAGCGCCCTGCCTTATTGCCATCCGGTTCGGCAGCCCGGACGGGGTCGTCAACCATACGGCTGTCTATATCGGCGGCGGGATGTTCATCCATGCAAGGGAACGGATAGGCGTCTGCATCGACAGGATATCATCCCCCGCCTGGCGCAGGGTGATCGTCGGGTTTTATCAATATACAGGTGATGCACATGGTAACTCTGGTACTCGTTAAAAATCCCTTCTCGCCGCAGGACGGAAGGGAAATCAGGCAGATTGAAGCCGGTGACATACTGGCGGATTTGCTGGCAGAAAACAAAATAGAGGGCGTTGACCTGCAGGCCACGGTGAACGGGTACAGTGTGGATGAAAACACAGTTATCAAGGATGAAGATTTCGTGGTGATATATCCGGTCATCGAAAAAGGCGGAAAGGGTGGCAAGTCCATCCTCGGCATCGTGGCGGCCATCGCATTGTCAGTGGTGTCCTTCGGCATCGCCAGCGGTGGCTGGCTTGCCGGATTAGGTAAAGCATTTGCTGCAGGTGCATGGGGTGCATACGCAGCCGCTACAGCTGTCATGTTTCTGGGTTCTGCCCTTATCGGCAGGCTTTCCGGCCAAAAGACAGACCTGGGCGGGTATGAGTCCGAGAACAGCAAGGCTACATACTCCTGGGCTGGCGTCCAGACCATGGAAGGCCAGAACAACCCGATCGCCCTGACTTACGGCAAGGTGAAAAGCGGCGGACAGACCATCGCCAAGTTTGTCGATATCGACGACAACGATGAATGCCTGAACTGGCTTGTGGCCTGCGGGGAAGGGGAACTTGTCATCACGGACATCAAGCTGAATGATAATGATATCGATAATTTTGATGATGCGGACTTCGAGCTTCGCAAGGGGACGAATGACCAGAGCGTCATCACCAATTTCAACAACACATATTTTACCAAGAATGTTTCTTACAAGCTGGACAATACCTGGGTGACTGACACGGCAAACGGGACAGACACAAGGGGATTGCGGTTTGAGATAGAATTCCCGAACGGCTTATGCCACATTTCGGACAGCGGCAAAGTGGAAAACGCCACAGTGAACCTGGACATCGAATACCGGAAAGTTACCACGGATGCAAACGACAATGTTACCTATGGCGCATGGACTAACCTGTTTAAGGAACTGGCCAGCAACAGCTATGGAGTGACGCTGGCGAAGAATGTGGCTGCCGGTTCATATACCATGAAGATACAATGCCTGTGGGATGACGATGAGGACGGATACCGCAGCTGGTTTTATAACGTTAGGATTAGTATAGGTTCCTATTCCGGCACGATACGGAAAAAGGATATCGGTTCCAAGGTAGTGACCGTGGGGGCATTCCGTGTTGACACGGACAAATGGAGCGACAGCCTGGTCAGCAGCGTTAAGAACGGCAACGATAAGACAGCGACGCTGACCGTAAGCAACGGCAGCGGCAACGGTGTTATCACGGCTGCCCGGAATTCTGCCCTTCGGAAGCAGTTCACGGTCAACCATATCCCTGCCGGTGAATATGAGGTGCGTGTGAAGGTTTCCTACCGGCAGTATGCGGAAACCAGTACGCAGGCGTCTTCAACCTGCTACCTGACAGCCATCACTTCCATCATCTATGATGATTTTACCTATCCTTGCACTGCGCTTCTCGGAATCTCTGCCATCGCGACCGACCAGCTGAACGGGAGCCCGTCACTGTCATTCCTCAAGGAACGCACCTATGTGTATGTGTGGAACGGGAGCAGTTATGTCAAGAAACGGGCGGATAACCCGGCATGGGCCTCTTACGACCTGCTGCATCAGGCAAGGAGGCTGAAGAACATCAACACCGGGAATTGGGAATATGAGGTGAGGGGCGCTCCGGCAGACCGTATCCGCTATTCGGATTTTGCTGCCTGGGCGAACTGGTGCAACGAAAAGGATCTGACGGTCAATATTGAAATCAATACCAGCGGTGAGGTGCTGGAGGTCATCAACCAGAGAATAGCGCCGATAGGCCGTGGCATGGTGGTGCGGTTCGGGACACGCTACGGCTGCATCTATGACCATGTGCAGCAGCCGGTGCAGATGTTCAACATGGGCAACATCCTCGCCGGTTCTTTCAGTGAGGAGTTCCTGAAGGTGGCGGACCGGGCGAACTGCGTGGAGGTTACGTTCACTAATGCCGACGCCGATTACCAGAGGGATGTGCTGACTATCTACGGCAGCACATTTGACAGCGACGGGTATGCCAAGACTGCCCAGCTGACCATGGACGGCATAA